AGTAAATCTACATCACGATAGCCTATTTCGTTACCATTATCAAATACTAATAGGGCATCATTATTGGCTATTGCAGTGCTTGTGTCTACACTTACAGCAGAAAAATCAGCTACAGTGTTTATTTCTGCACCTGTAGAATTAAGACCTGTTACGTTATTAGATGTTGCAGCTACACTATCTACATAAGCTTTTACAGATTGTTGTGTTGGAATAAGTGTGGCACTATTAGAAGACATGTTATCTTCATCTACAAATGCAGTAGCGGTTATAGCACCATCCGTAATACTACCAAATGATACCGTGCCACCAGTAATAGTGCCTGTAGTTGTAATAGCACTTGAACCATTATCAATAGCTCCAAAGCCGCTCGTGATACTACCACTATTAAGTGCGCCTACCGCTGTAGCAGGAGCATTAAAGTATGTAGCTAGGTCTGTTACAGCAACCTGTACCATAGTGCCATCATCATTCATTACAACACGGTCAGCGTCAACTACGGTTGTTGACGTTGCAGATGTACCACCATCTATAATGTTTAGTTCAGCAGGTGTAGCTGTAATAGCTGTATTACTTGCTGCAGCTAATACAGGAACAGTACCTGACTGATTAGGAAGATTGATTGTGCGGTCTGCTGTTGGGTCGACAATAGTTAGAGTGGTCTCATGGTTATCTGGTGTAGCACCCTCAAATACAATAGCATTCTGGGCATTAATAGTTACCGTATCTACAACAGTCTGTGTACCTGATACTGTCAAGTTACCTGAAACAATAAGGTCTTGCGATACAGTTACGTTACCACCAGCAGCAATAGACATTGCATCAGTATCACTAGCGGAACCAATATTACCACCGTCACCGATAATAATATTACCACCCGTAATATTGCCAGTAGTTGTGATTGTGCTAGAGCCGTTATTTATTGCACCAAAACCACTTGTGATGCTACCACTGTCTAAGGCACCGACAGCAGTCACGCTACTAAGAATACCTAAGTTACCACCTAAATATGTAGTTAAATTAGTTATGGCAACTTGTTTCATAGTGCCATTGTCGTTGATTATGACTCTATCTGCATCTGCAAGAGTAATAGTAGAAGCTGACGTATCACCATCTACAATATTTAGTTCAGCGGCGGTACTAGTAACTGCAGTGCTAGCAATAGAAAGTGCATCCGTTTCTAAAGTAGCGGCATCTAGTTCACCAGTAATTGTTATGTTTCTTGCACCAGTAAAATCTTTATTGCTATCTACAACTATTGCTTTAGAAGCTGCAACAGTTCCTGCTGTTACGCCATCTATAGTTTCTAATTCGGCTTCATTAATATCAGCAGAACCAATTACAAAACTTGTACCTGTAATTGTTGTACCAGTTATAGCTGCTGCACTAGCACCACCGATAACAGCACCATCTACTGTACCGCCATTAATATCTGCAGTATCAGCTACTAGGGCATCAATATTAGCTGTACCGTCAATGTACAGATTACGCCACTCAGAGCCTACAGCACCTAAGTCGTATGTATCATCAGCCGAAGGTATTAGGGGAGAGGCTACATCTGCAGTAACTGTAACTGTGTCACTTGCAGCATTACCAAGAGTAGTATTCCCATTTACAGTAAGATTACCTGTAAGGGTAGAGTTAGTGTCTACTTGCAATACGTCTATTGTGGCTGTACCATCAAGATACAAATCTTTAAACTGCAGGCTAGATGTACCTAAGTCAATATCATTAGTGGTAACAGGAACTACTGCACCGTCTTGAATACGTATCTGTTCAACAGCAGCACTAGACACTTCTACAAAGACACCAACACGATTGTTTGATGTATCTATAGCTACTTTGTTCAGTGCGTCTGAGTCAGCAATTAAAGGTACATACGCACCTTCTGCTGTAGTACCATCGTGCTTATGCCCTGTGCTTGCGCTAAAGGCATCCCGAAGAGCATTGTATTCTACGTTAAGCGGATTAGCACGTACAACAGCCGTTGCAATAATATCCGCTGAAGATTGTCTTGTATATCCTGCCACTTGTTATCTCCTATCCCCTGTTCCATACAATATTGATACAGCCTGTATGGTATGGCTGGGGCTTGTACTGTTGGTAACATAAGATACTGAAATAGAATCACCTGAGCCACTTATGTTAGTACTACGAATTGGTGTAGGGTTTCCGTCATAGATGTCTGTGTCATCATAGATAGTTGAAGTTGCATCAAAGAAAGATGCTGCACCTGCTGTAGTTAATTCTACGTTTGCAGGTGTAAAAATTTCTGCATCACCAAAATTATACTCTAAGCCTACAGCTATTGTTGACTCACCCTCTGATTTAAGAAAGGTTTTAACTCTGTAAAATACTTTACGTAATTCTGGGTCTTGCATAAAGTAAAAAGGAGTTTGATAAACGCTTAATATATCACTCCCGCCGAACGAGTTACCCTCTTCTTGCTTGTACACTTTACCAGCGGTATCTCCATGAAGCACAAACTCAAACTGTCCTACATATCCACTGGCTACTGCTGTTGCTTCAATACCTACAAGCTGACTATATTCAAATGTAGACTGCGCTGAAGAACTTTTACGTATGGCTGCTAACAAAGATAAAGAAGTATTGTTTTCAAAAAATAATCTAAACTGAGATTTTCTACGAAGTATTAAGGCTTTTAATTTAGTTACGTCTTCGTTTTCTGTATAGTTTTCAAATGTTTTTTGTATCTCACGTGATACTGTTTCAAGTTCAACGTCACCAATCCTAGAGGTTCCTGAAATTGGTCTAATGCCATCTGGACCAAGAAAGATAAGATCGCCACCAAATTCTACTACGGTATCGGGTGCAACGCAACCTAAGTCATTAGTAACGCTTTCTACAGTAAAATTAGAGTAGTTATCACCAATAATGCGTTTAATTTGATTTTGACCAAATACATACAGTTGATTACGAAAAGACTTTATTTGTGTTATCGTAAAGCCTATGTTAATAACACCTGCTCCATTTGCCGGATCATAATCTGTATCTGCATTAGGAGAAGAAAAATAAATATTAAAAGGTTCGTCAGGATCACCAGCTAACCATAAATGATTTGCAAAAGCAGTAGCAAACTTAGGGTTGTTAGGAGCATTAACATGTGTTATCTGTTTGTACGTAGTTCCATTATATGTAGCTGCAAAATTAATACCGTCTGTTAGTACTAATGTTTCTTCAAACCAATTATACTTTTCAAAGCGTATAGTGTCAACGCCTGTCATAGTAGGGTTATTTGGTCTGTATTCTCCTGCACCTGAACCTACAGTAATGGCTGCTGAAGTTCCAGCAGATACAGCTATTTGTGTAATAGTGTTAAAGTATCCGGTACTATTTACTGTGTTATTATTTGGCCCTGCTACAATTTCTACTAAAGCTACCCCTGAAGAGTTTGTTCCTGTTATAGTAAAGTTTTTACCGGACTCATCTGCCGTACCTGTAATAGTAACTTGTCTAGGTTGTTGTGCAGCAGAAGTTGTGAAGTTTACACTGCCACCATCTGCTAAAGCACCGTTTATAGTTAGATTAACAGCACTACCCGGAGTTTGAGATGCACATACACCATCAGGATCGTTAGCAACTAAGTCGGTATTTACAGTAGTCCAACCTATAACAGTAGGGGTACTTGCTACAGTGCCTGTTGCACTAGATGTACCACCCGTGATTACGTTAGCTGTAGCAAAAATATTAGTAGGTAATCTGCCAAAGTTTACCACAATAGAATTTGCTGCTATAGATATTACTGTGCCTGTCGCAGCTACAGCAGTATCATCTGATGAACTAACTACGCCTGTAACAGTTTCTCCTACACTAAAACTAGAACCTTGTCCTGTTCCTAAAGCTACAGTATAGTAGTGGTTGTAAAAATGCAGGTATTTATTTCCAGAAGAAGGTGTTCTGCTGCCAATTATACCTTGATTTATTTGACCATTTACAGTTAAACCTAAAACTTTACCCGTACCCGGTAATGTGCCGTAAGAGTTTTCATAACCGCTTATCCGTCTGTACCCACCCTCAAGTGATGGTTCCATATTAACTAATCTAATAGCACTTCCGGGTAAATTACCACTTTGGGTAATAGGGTCAACATTAGTGACAAGTCCCCCTGCACAAACAGAGACAAAGGTTTGTAGATTGTCTGCCATTCCTAAATTCTATCAACAATTGCACTAGAAGTAGATCGTTGTAACATGGTAGATATAACATTAATATGTTGATCTAAAACTAATCTACGCATCATTTTTATACCGTCTTCAAATTTTACACTATGCATATTTGCACTTTGCTCATTTGATCTAAATATCATCATATACATCATAGCACCATCAAGAATTACATGTTTAAATCTATCTGGTACAATTGATACATCACTATGTAAAACTAAATCAGCAGGGAACTTAAAATATCTATATTCAACTACGTAAGCTGCATCAGGAACAGGAGTAACACCAAACTTTGTATCCTGTGTTGTATATACATATTCAGGATCGCTTCTTCCACCCTCACCACTTACTTCTTCATTGCTTCTATACTTGGTTAAATATTGATCATAAGTAAGCAGTTTTAGTTTTTTAGGTATGTTATTTTTTGATGTAAGTCGTTTAATAAAAAAAGTATCCCAGTCTGCTTTTGAATAATCGGCAGGAAAAGAATACACACCAGTACCTGCAGTTAACGTCTGCTCATGGGTAACTAAAAGAAAAGGCCACTCTTGTGCATCTTGGAGCGTTTGTCTAATAGCAGAATTAATTGCATCTTTAGCTAGTGCTTGCACGTTTTTAGCAGCAGCAAAACTAGACTCATCTATTTGAACTTCGTTTAATCTACGCAATAGTTCATTAGTAAGATTGATAAATGTACTCATTGTTATAGCCTTTTAGCAGGTGTAAAATATAGTCTGGTAGAAAGAGTAGCGTCAAAGTTTTGACTAGATGTATGTCTGAATACTAATACCTTATCTCCAGCGTGTAAGAATAAAGGGCCGCTGCTGATAATCTGTATACTGCTATGTCCAGCTATAGCTTCTTCACCTACAAGAAAATGATAAGTATTGTCATCGGCATGATATACTTGAATGCCTATATTAGAAGTAGAGTTATCTTCATTGGCAACCATAAGAAAAACAATTTCAGCTTCGTGATTATCAGGACAAGTAAATAATAGTGTAGCGTTGTTTGGGTTGCTAGTTGTACTAGCTGAGTTGCCCGTTACTTCAACAAACTTAGTATCTGTTCTAAAATTAGCACCTGCCATTTACTTATTCTTTTTACGTTTTAAATTATCTACAAAAGTTACAGGATTAACATAATTCTTTTTGACTAGGCCACCAGCAAATAATCCCATAGCTGCAGATGTACCCCTAGAGGACATCATGCCTTGTGGCGCACGTATAGCAGATGGACGGTACTTACTGTCTTCTTGTTCAGGAGTTCCCATACCACCAAAAGCATATTTTTTAATTTTGCGCATTTATATTAATCCTCTAATATG